TTTTGTATTTTAATATTATTATTAGGTAATCCTCCATGAATATTCCGTGGACACATAGGGCAAGATGCTTGGCAATTATTTGAAATTTCAATATGTATACTTTTTAATTCTACAAATTTAAACATTTTTTACTTTTTGTTCCTCTAAAGATATAAAAGGACTTTTTTTATTGCACATTAAACTACATGATTTAATACCTGTTGAATTCCATTTATTGTGCCATAATTTTTGCCAAGTCTCAGACGAGATTATACTTTTTAAAGACATTTTTTTACAATTTATTAAATCAAATCCTCCTAAACTTTCTATTAATTCAAACACTTCGTCTTTAATTTCTTGACCTATAATATTTACTGATGTATTTTCGTTATAAATTTTGTATTTTTTAAAAATATTATCATCAAAACTAGTATATACCCAGCTGGCTAATATGCAACACGGAAAAACAGTAAAATTAGCGTCAATGAATATACTTTTAGTGTTTATAGGAAAACAATCCAACTCTTGCATTGTAGACCAAAATAATTTTGTAGACAATAAATTATCTTTTGTAACAATAGGAATAGGATTAATAGTATTAGGTTCAAGATAATGAGAAATATTACCTTTCCTGTCTAGCACTGGAAATTTATTAGTAGTAAATCTTCTTGTGTTTTTTAAAACAAATTTTTTAAAACCAATTTTTTTTGACAACAATTCTGCTTGTTCAATTTGATGTTGATTGTGTTTAAAAAGTATAAATTGCCAATTTGCATTACCTCCTGAGGCTATAAAAGCCTTTGCATTTTCTATTATTTTATTAAAATCAGTATCTACTCTATATAAATGATTTGTATCAGCTAAGCCGTCTAATGCGAAAGTTACATCATGATTATAAGGTAAATATAAAATTAAATTTTTCCACCAAGTAATATTTCTTAGACTACCGTTTGTATGAATATGAACATAAGTACTGGGATTATTTTCTTTTATATATTCTAAAATTTCTAGTAATTCAGTATTAAGCAACGGATCTCCAAAATTACCACAAAACGTAAAATTTTCTATTTTATTTACAACATCTTTAGTAAATATATCTTTAAAATCATTAAAAGACCAATCATTCAATTTTAATTCTTTATTTTCTATTCCTCCATGAATATTCCGTGGACACATCGGACATGCAGCTTGACATTTATTTGTAATTTCTAATTCTACAATTTTTAATTTATCATAAGAAAACATTATTCTTTCCAGTTTAATTTATTTTCAATATAATCATTTACAAAATTGATAAAAATTTCATCTGCCGTATCAATTTTTGTTATTAATTTATCATAAATGCTTTCATATTCCGTAGTTTTATAGTATACAAATAATCTATCACTAAGTATAGGGTTACATGCAAGTTTGCCTTTAAATCCTTTATTCTTATCGTAAAATTCTTTTACTAATTCTTGCGCTCTATACCAATTCATTTCATTATGTTCCCAAATAACAATATTATCAAGCCTTGTTGTTCCTACACCGCCGCCTATAATACTCTTGAAAACAATTTGTCCTTTTTCATTCCTAGTAACATCATATCCAGGATTAGCTCTACTCGATTCCATTTGTTTTATTCCGGCGTGTTTTAAATCTCTTGTAAATGTACTATCATTACTAAGATCAATTCCTGCTTCGGATATTTCTAAAATCCATGCACTTGAACTTTGTCTTAACCAATTACTATTAAGCCATTCTAATGTGTTATACCAAGATTCTTCAGTTTCTAAGGGCAAGCCACAAATTAAATTTATTTGTCCTCTATACCTTCTAGGAGCATACTTATCAGTATATGTTTGAAAGTCTAAGAGCCCCTGTTTTAACCTATCAGGATCTATACCTTTCCTAATTAATTTACCAGCAGGACTACTAAATGTTTCAATGCCCATAGAATGGCCTAAAAAGCCTAATCTTAAATAATCATCCCAATATTTCTTATGCAAAACGACTAAATCACCTCTAGCAAATCCTGTAAACCAAGGAGTAAAACTTAATTTTTCAACTACATCAGCATACTTTATTATTTTTTCAGGCCTATCATTAAAAGTTTCATCTATAAATCTCCAATTTTTAATACCCCATTTGTCGTATCCCAATTTTAATTGTAATTGAAATTCATCTGCACTTATGCTTACATCTTTCGCCTGTCCTAATATTGGAAAATTACAATAAGAGCATTGAAACATACACCCTCTAGATGTTTCTACTTGCGGACACTCATATTCTTTTAAAAAATCTCTTTTTTCATAATCAATCAAATAACTTTCTAATGGCGCACTTGGATAAGCATGCAACCCTCTTATAACTTTTTTATCTTTTATTCTTGTGTCAAATGATAACGGAGTAGTTTTTGTTCCAATTAAAAATCTGCATAAATTTAGCAGAGCATTTTCACCATAACTATCTATCCAAAAATCTACAGGTTCAGCAGGAGTAACAAGTGCATTTTGTCCACCGACTACTATAGGGATGTTTGGATACGTAGTTTTTAACCAAGACAAAAATTGATTCAAATGAACAGAATAAGGATTTAAAAATGAAGTTGCAAATACAAATGCTACTACATTATTGTTTACTCTAGATTTTACAAATGCCTGTAACTGCTCTTCTTGCCAAAATGAGGTGAAATCAACAACTTCTGCATCCCAATCTTGTGTACGTAAAAAAGTAGCCACTCTATGAGACCAAATATTTCTTTCCCATCTTTTACCAGTTAAAGAGAAAAAAATAATTTTATTCATAATCGAAAACCACTTACTTTTTTTGTTGCATACTTATTTGTGAGTAAAAGTTTAATTTTTTCAGCAAACCGTTTATTCTTTGATATAGTAAAATGATTTTCCACTATTTGATTTTCTCCTATAAGATGGTCATCGGCAAATTGAAATAATGCCTCGGACACTGTGATGCCTGTATGAAATTTTTTATTAGTTGGATATTTAAAACTATAAAAATGTATAACTTTTTCTATTGTTTTATATGATGAAATTATTTCGTCTAATTCTATATACCATTGTGTTACAGCCCATTCGCACCAAGGAGTAAAATATAAATGTTTGTAGTAATCTTTTGTGGCATTCCATACTCCTAGAGGTATATTATTTGCAAATTTTTTAGTCTCATCGTACGTTGACATACTGTTTAAAGGATAGTTTTCATCACTCCATAATCTATTAGGATCAGTATGTATAATTATTAAAATACTAGGAGTGTAGTTATTTAAACAGTCAATTAACTGCTTTCTTGTAGACCACCACCCTGCACCTGAAAATCCATTGCCCAAAGGTACATGATCATTATCATCTGGGAAAAGTAATTTTGTTAAATAATAAGGCCAATGTCTTTCTGTTTTCCTATAAGCACAAAAACTGTCGCCTACAATACATATGTTTTTATTCATATTATTTTTCTAAGATTTTTTCTATTTCTGATATTTCTGTAAAATGGTTAAAGCTATAAATTTTATTTTCATTTTTCCTAATTAAAAACTTATGGAAATTCCATTTAGGAGAAATTTTTACAATATTAAAAATCTCCTGATAATATTCTGAAATATTAGATCCAATTACATTTTTCTTAGGCAAAATCTCAAAAGTTATGTTATAAGTTGTTTTACAAAACTCTTGTATATCTCTATCATTTTCAAATTCTTGATTATTAAAATTACTAGATGGCTGGGCTATTATTAAAAGATCTTTTTGTTTGTAATTATTATGCAAAGCTTCTAAATCAGCATATTGTCTTGTAAACCCGCACTTACTTGCAGTATTTACTAGCAATATATTCGAAAAATTATATTTTTCAAAACATTTTGGTATATCTGTATCAAAAATTTTATTATCTTGCCATGTATTTTTTTTAAAAGTTTCAAAAGACATTTTTTTTACCAATTATCATATATCTTGTATATTTTTCTGTTTCTAGTTCATCTTTAAGTAAAGTTGATATGTTAGATATTTTATCAAATTCATTTAATGATTTAGAGCATCTTATGTGTTCTTCCAAACTAAAAAAATTATTACTTTGCAAAACAATCAAAGACGAACTACTTATCAAATTAAGCCAAGTATTGTAAGTATCTTGTTTAATATGTTCACAACTTGTATTAATTACAATATCTGCAGGATAATTGCAAACAGCCATGTCTGCTGTTACAGCTTCAAATCTACCTTCTATTTCATAATTTTTATTCATTAAAGTAGCTATATCTTTACAACCTGGATCAATATCTACACTTATAATCTTATTAACATTTATGTCACTATTAAATATTAAAGACGATAAAACTCCATACCAACCGCCATAAATTACAATATTTTGTGGAGTATTATTACAATATTTCTTTAAATTTTCAATTAACCAAATCTTACTACGAATTTGTCCTTTCCAAAAAGATTCTAAAGTTCTATAGCAATCATCGCTTTGTCTAATAGCATCCATCCAAAATAATATATCTTCTATCTTGATTTGCATTATTGCTGGTAGGGTCTAAGATACCGCATTGAAACATTATGTCCGTCGCGATAAGAAAAAGGGCTTAATAAATCACAAATAAATCTTGCAAACAATCTATTATCTTGTATTGATAAATGATTACTAACTTCAATTTTAGGATCTTGTTCGCAGTAATGCCACAAAGAATCTCTTATAGTCATTCCATGCTGCCAAATAAAATCACTACCTGCATTAAAACAATGGATATGTATTATTTTTTCGATACGTGGTGTTGTTTTCAATATGTTATCTAATTCTAGATACCATCTTATAGCAGCCCATTGATGATATTCTGGTGAAAAAAGATACTTATAATAGTTTCCTGCTGCTTGCAGCCAATTCAAATCAACATCTTTGTAAATATGTTGCTTTCGTGTATTAAGATAATCTATAACTTCTATAGGCGATAATGGCAAGTTCTTTTCATTTGCTAATCGATTTAAATCGGTATGACAGATAATAAGAATTTTAGGAGTATGTATTTTTATCTCTTTTAATAAATGCTCTCTAACAGCCCACCAGGCTCTACCTGGTAAACCCGTACCTCTTGGAATAAGTTCTTTATAATTGGAGACTTTTATTCCTTCATCTAGGGCAACTTGTTTAGCAACTATAAATGGCCAATGATTCTCATTCTCTCTATATAAACAAAAACTGTCACCTACTATTAACAAATCTTTCATGCCTTCCATTTTTCGCTCGTTGCGTCTTGGTGTATATATATCCTTATTTGTTTTCTGTCCTATAAGAGGAAATTTAAGTTTGTTGGTTAACATTATTTTTCTTTAGGTATTTTACTATCTGCACTACTTACACAAGTATCTGTAATACATATATTTGGCCGATTATTTATTTTAAATCCTGTTACAATATCGCCGAGATTTTGTTCTTTGCAACTATAACTTCTTTTAACTTCGGTATTTTTGATTATAATTCCTTGATAACCTGCATTACATTTCCAACCTTTAAATTTATTAAATCCAAAAGTATTTAACCGTTCTGCTTGATCTAACAAATATTTTTTATTTTCTTTATCATATAAATGTAATTGTGATATTTCTAAGCCTTTCCATTGTTGAACAAATCCTGTTTGCATTTTTTTAATATTATCAGCAGTGTATCCAGAAACAATCTGTGTTGCTGTAGTATTTGATTGCGGCTTTAAAGTTACATTTATCCCTAATTTAAAAAATCTTTCACATCTTTCATAAAGGGAATCAAATTGTTCTGGAACCATTACTTGATTTATTGTAACAAATATATTATTATCTATAAGATACAAACATTTATCAGCAAATTCATCTTCATTAGCAAATTCTGCATGAAAACTAGCCGTTATGCTAATTCTATGCAAGTTGTTTGTATTTTTTACAAATTTATTCCACCATTTTATTGCAGGAGATAAATTAGTAGTTAAGTGTAAACTTTGATAGTTAGGAGTTGAATCAGACTGATAAAAATCTATTAACTTGAGTAAATTTTTGTAAGCAGTAGGCTCTCCTCCACTAAAACTAAAATGGAAATTATTAAAACCATTTTCATTTGCTTGTTTTTTTATGTTAGTAATTGCATCAATATAAATTTTTAGCTCCCGGTAGTCTACAATATCACTTCTAGCGTAAGGCCAACAATATGAACAATTATAATTACAAAATCTGCCTAAAATCCAAGACACTGTAAATAAATCTGTTTCTAATAATGTAGATTGCCCAAGTTTGATAATATTATCAAACGGTATACTTTGAAAATTGCTCATTTAACCATTGAAAATCATTTATTAACTTCAATTTGTCTTTGTCTGTTTTAAATTTGCTTCCAAATTCTCTTCCTAGTATTGCACCACTTTTGGCATAATTACCATACTTTTTGTCTAACCCTATGTCAGAACACCAAATGTTTAATCTTTCTTCTGACTCCTCATTTTCTTGCCGATCAATTACTTTACTTGCAAGTTTTGCACATTCTCTAAATGCACTTTTCCATGTACTAAATGGGTCTGTATTAAATACTGTTATATTTGATATAGCATCTACTAATTTAAACTTACTACTAATACTTGTGGTCATATCTGTAGAATTACGATCCATATTTATAGTTAATTTCTTTGGTAATAATTTAACACCACCGTATCCATATACCAAACCATTTATAGGATTTGAACTTCTCCAAACATGAACAGCATCTTGATCCCATTTAGCAACTTGATAAGAAAAATCAAAGTCATGCACAATATGAGCATCAGCATCTACTACCCAAAACATATTTGTATTAACTTTTTTTGCAGCAGCAATATGAGCATTATGGATTCCTTTAACATTTTCAACCCTGTGAATTACATAATCTTTAAATCTTTCTTCTAACATTTGAAAATTTTCATCTGCATTTAGTTCAAAATATGATATGTAAACAATATCAAATTTTTTAGGAGAACTTATGTTTAAATTAATTTCTTTTTTGTTTGCAAAAAATTTATATTCTAACTCTTTTTCATAAATTTGCTTATTTTTGTTTAAACAAATTACTCCGTCAAAATATTTTTCATTTTTAAAAATATGAACTAAATCTTTTTCATTATATGGAATTTGATAAGAAAAATTTAATTTAACATCTAAATCTTCTGATATAGCATAATAAAAATCTGTAGTAACTTTATCTCTTTTATGCATTAAATCATTATAGTTTTTATATGTAATTATATCATACTGTTTTGGAAAAGATGCTGATATTTCTATTTTTTTATTTTTTAAATAAAATCTGTAATTAAACTCTCTCTCAGTTATTCTTGAATCTTTATGACAAATTGATATACCATCATAATACTCTCCATGTTTAAAAACATGTACTAAATCCTTTTCGTAATAAGGAACTTGTTGTTCTAACTCTATATTTACTATTACATCAGAGTTAATTAAATAAAAAAAATCTGTTTTACAACTCTGCTTTGCTTCTAAGAAATCATAATAAGTATTACAAACAAATTTATCATATTTCTTAGGCAAGCTAGCAACAATATCAATTTCTTTTTTATTTGCAAAAAATCTATATTCAAATTCTTTTTTGGATAACAAAATATCTTTATGTACAATTATTATTCCATCAAAATAATCTTTATTTTTAAAAACATGAACTAAATCTTTTTCGTAGTACGGAACCTGATAATTAAAATTAAATTTTACATCTAAATTATCCCATATTATGTAAAAAAAATCTGTTGTACTAATTTCTCTTGCTCGTAAATAATCATCATACGTTTTACAAGTATATGATTCATAATCTTTAGGCACGCTTGCAACAATATCAATTTCTTTTTTGTTTACAAAAAATCTATAATTGCATTCTTTCTCTGACAACAAAGTATCTTTACTTAATAAAATTACACCATCAAAATATTTTCCGTTTTTAAAGACATGAATATATTTTTCATCATGTTCATTTATTTTAAAATCTAAAATGACATCATCTTTAATGATTAAATTGTCCCATAAAATCCAAAAAAACTTTGTAACTGATTTATCTTTTGCTTCTGAAATGCTAGACGCTTTTTTTAATGTTAAAAAATACTTCTTGTAAATTTTAAATATTTTATCTTGACCAATAAAAAAGATATCGTACATAAAAACTCATTATAAAATTACTTATACACATTACATAATAAATATCTGTAAATAAGGAGATAACGTGAAAGCATTACTAATAGGAACAGGATCTAAATGGGGAGAATATTTTACAAATTTATTAGCTAACACCCATAATTACAACATAGACTTAATTACAAGCTCAGACTATCCATCTACCGAAAATGTTACTTGTCATAAGGTAAATTGGTATAGCTTAGATTTACCTATGGTGCAATCTATCATACCATCTTTAAGAATCGATCCTTATGATATAGTTTTTTTCAATCAAAATACCGGTGGTCCGTTTGGTGAATCTGGTTTTAGAAGAGGTACTATGACTGGTTTAGCCGATTTCAATCAACACTTGTTTGTTAATTGTTATTTACCTTACATACTAATTAAAGAACTAACTGACTACATTACTCCTAATACAAAAATTTGTTGGATGCTTACAGGCTTAATAGATGGCAAAGATCCAGACCTTTGGCAATATTCAGGGTACGGAGCAGTCAAATCTTTTAATGTACATATGCTAAAAGGTTTTGCTAATTCACATCCTGGAATTTTTACAGGAATCAATCCTTTTTGGTTTCCTGAAGGGCAAGAACAAAATGATGCAGAACTAATATATAATCTAATACAATCCTTAACTGCAGAAAGCAATGGTAGAATGTATTTTAAAGATAAAAGAGAATGGGAATTATCCAGCTAAGTACATTCCTAATAAAGCAGTATATCTTTGTGCATCTAATACTTTAGGAACTGCATGATAAGTTTTTTCGGTGTTAGTCCAAAAAGTTCCAGTAAATGCTGTTCCGTTAGCTTTGTAATAATATTTAGAAGCATCAGTACCTTCATCTTCCCAATTATGGTTTTCATGAGAAAAAATAGTAGTTGTATGATTATCTTGTAAATTTATAGATCCTGCCCAAAAAGAAAACCTATTATCTAAGTGCCACGGTTGAGACCAATCTTTAAAATCAGATATAAGCATATATGCTTGTTTAGACCAATGATCGAAATTATTTTCGCGCCACCAATCATCGAAACCATAATGAATAGGATATCTAATTTTATCTAACTCTAAAAAAATTTTAGTTACTTCTTTATAAACTTTAAAATGATGCTGAATTAATAAATATTCTGATTCTTCACGATATTCTTTTTTTACTTGTTGCCTGCCTTTGTAGACTATTAAATTTTCAAAGGATAGTTGTTCTAATTTATCTATTGTTTTATACTTACTTAAAATATCAGAATGAACAGGATGGAATGTACATTCTATTATAGGAGGCTCATTCTGAATAACTTTATAACTTTTAATTCTATCTACCATTTTTCTATCTTGTATTCTTCTGCTAAATCATTAAAATATGGAACTGTTTGAAACAAGTTTTGATTTCTTTTACTATCAAATTTTTTTTGCTCTTTAAAAAAATCTATAATTTTATCTTTATCTTTTTTTATTGTCAAAGCTTGTTTATATTGAGAAATTAAATCATTAATAGGTATATGTCTATAAACTGGTAACTCTGCTAATTTTTGCAAACCTTTTTCAATTATTATATTAGGACAATTATTCAATATAGGTGTCCCTACAACAGGAATAAAGAAAAACGGTACCACTTTATTATGCATAACACAACATTTTTTTAGAAGTTTTGGAATAGATAATGCATTTATATTCTGTATTGTTGTAGCTATGCTTATTTGTACTTTTTCATTTTTAATTTTTTGCTGAATAATATTTAAATTCTTATAAACTTTGTCCCATTTTCCTGGCCATCTAATATATTCGTAAACTTCTTCTTCCCCATCTATGCTAACTTGTAAATTAATTTCTGCAAAATTATTCCATCTATCTATAAAATCTTCAATTTTGTTTACCTGTAAATTTGTACTATAATTTATAGCTATTTGATTTGCTCTATTATTTTTTATAATTACATCTAATATTTCATCATGGAAATCATTTATTAAAGGTTCTCCACCTAACATGTAAATACATGCTAAATTTTTTGCTCTATAAATTAATTCTAAAACTTTATCTTTATTGTCTCTACTTAATTCGATATCATTTGGTATCTCTCTACCTTCTATTTCTGCTAATTGTTTAGCCAATAAACTACTGCTAGACCAATTACACATTCTACATGCAAGATTGCATTTATTCCCTAATCCTATATCTAAATATCTTATATCCGAAAAATCTATTACTTTTTTCAAATTTAAGTTACTTACAGTATATCCATAAAATTTATTTTTATTTGCAACATCTCTAAAACTTCTAGTACCTGCACTTTCCATTTGCCAACAACGATTACAAAAATTATGTTTTTTATTTTCTATAAAAGTTTCTCTAATACCATAAATGTAATCATTATTAATTATTTCATCTACATTTAACGAATCTATATTCAATCCTGTTGGTATATATCCAGCATTGCAACAAACCCTAATCTCACCATTAGATCCTAAGCTTACACTATTAAATGGTAATACACAATAGTTACTTAACACTATCATCCTTTCCAATGTAACTATTACGCTTATTTCCTAATTCACCAAAGTCTAATCCGTTCCATTCTACTCCACAGCATTGTCCACATTTATAAGGACGCATAGATGTATTTCCTCTTTCATTATCCCAAGTATCAGGCAAAAATTTTTGAAAAGTATCTTTTTTTAATATATCCCATAAATTATTTTTATGAATATTAAATTCATCAACTCCTCCATCTAACTCTAACATTTTTAAATAATTTTCATCCGCACTCCTTTCCTTTTGATCTTGAAACGGTTCGGATCCTAAAAAACAACAAGGCGCAACAAACCCATTTGCGCTAATAAAAATTTCATTAAAATTTATATTATCTCTTACTTTAGCAATACTTCTACATTTTATATTAAGAGAATTTAATGGAATTTGTTCCCACTTATCTTTTACCCATCGTAAATCATTTTGAATATGTCCTTGTAAATTCCTAAAATCATCAATAGTTATACTTTGCTTATCTTGATTTTTAAAATAAGTTGCATCCTCAAAATTATGTTTAAAGACACTGTCTAATGGCTGTTGTAAATCATACAAATATTTTCCATTTTCAAAAACTTGATAGCTTCCTTGATTATTATCATATCTTTGCCATCTTGTTGTTCTCTTTACATTGAAATTTCGAAATCCCATCTCTTTAGCTAGTTGATAGGCTTCTTGTACCTGATGCTCATTGTGTTTAAAAACAATGTAATCCCAATGAGCTACTCCACCTCCATCAATAAAAGCTTTTGCATTTTCTATTATTTTGTTAAAATCTGTTTTCCGTCGATATAAATGATTTGTATCTGCTAACCCGTCAATACTAAAGGTGCAATAATTTCCTAAATTATGTTCTCTACGCATTACTTTACCTAGTCTATGCCACCAATCTGGTGTTCTTAAACTACCATTAGTATTGCAAGCCAAGCCTATAGTTGGAGAAATTTCTCTAACATACTCATAAATATCTACAAACTCTCTGCAAGCGCAAGGGTCTCCAAAATTACCACAAGCTAAAATTTTCTTTAAATTATTATTTAAAAAATCTTCAGGCCAAGAATTTATAAATCCTTCCAATGTCCACTCTGTATTAGCAAGAGTTTTTAATTCATATCCATCACTAGTAAATCTGGGACACATTGGACATCTACTATTACATTTATCAGAAGGTTCCCAGTGAACCTGAAACTTTGTACCATTAAACATTAAAATAATCCTTTAACATATAAAAATATTCTGGAAATGTTTTTTCAAAAGATTCATTTCTAAATTTATCTCGCATTTTTATTTCTTTACACCAATTTGTCCATGCAATATTACAAAAACTGTTTTTCGAATTTTTTAATAAAGCACAAATCATATCTTTTTGTTTTTTCCAATCCATAGGATCATGCTTACTTTTTGTTTGAGAAATTTTTTCAATTAATTGCGATTTAATTTCCCATGGAAGAATTCTAACTCCTCTATGATCATGAACTGTATTAATATACATCCTTAAACCTTTTGCAGCATAGTGCTCATATGTTTCAAAAAAATCGAAAGCATTAAATGCACTTAAACTAAGACAGGCACCTACTAACCATTCTGTTTCATTTTTTTCTTTTTCTTTTAAAAAATTATCTATAACTTCTTCTGATTTATCCCAATTTGCCCCATGTCTTAAATATTCAAACTTAGGACCTACTCCGTCAGAGCTAACTTGTATATCTATAACTTTGAATTTATTTAAAATATTAATCTGTTTATCTGGGAAAATAGTTCCATTTGTATTATAATGAACTACTTGATTGTGACTGTATCCATTATCTACACAATACTTTAAAATTTTCCAATGTGATTCTATATAAAAAGGTTCTCCGCCTGCAAAATCAAAATGTTCTGCATATTCTAATAATTCTTTAATATCTTCCCAAACAAATTTATTATCTTTATGAAAGCTTTCTGTTCCAATTCTAAACTTATCCTGCTTCATAAAGCCTTTTACATCATTAGGACTTTGTAATTCAGCTTCTTCTTGTAACCACGGTGTACTATGCGTAGGCGCACAAATTCTACATTTGATGTTACATAAATTGCCCATGCTTAAATCTAAAACAATTGGCAAAGATTTAAAAGATAAATCTAACTCTCTTTCTTGATATTTCTTATTATCACGTATCCGTTTACTTTCTTTACCTGCATCCTCTTCTTTCCAACAAGTAATACATTCTGGTATTCTCATACCTTTTTCTAATTGATCAGCAAAATCTTTTCTAGAATTACTAAACCAAAAATCTTTTATACTTGCTTCATTCAGACGTGTATGGCCTTCATTTGTTGTTAAGTATTTGTCTGTTAAACAACAAGGACGTATAGCACCGCTAGGATGAATACTTAAATTCATATACGCATTAACACATTTTGTATCACTCATAATTCTTATATACCTTTTCACATAAAAGATAAAAATCTGTATATTCAGGAAAAGTTTTTTGTAAATTTGTACCTAATCTTTTATCATTTTCTGTAAAAAATACATAAAAATCTCTCCTACCTCTTTTTATCAATTCCTCAGACACTGGGTTAGCAAATGCATAATCTCGCACTCTTCGCATTTTCTCAAACTCTACATCTGTAAACCATTTTTTATTTTCTTTTATAAAATCTAAATTAGCATCCATGTTTGATTGTAAAAAATCATTAGGCAAAATATTTAACATCCAATGTGGTGGTTCTTTTAAATAAGGCGTATCAAATTGCAACTGGTGCATAGGAATTTTCATTCCTAAATTAGATCTCCAATCTATAACTTTTTCTAAAAAATTCTTAAATGTTGCAACACATAAAACATTAAAAGTACACATTAAACCTACTTTAAAATCTCTACGAATAGCTTCTTTTAAATTATTTTCCCAATGTTCTGTTTTTAAACCTGTCCTCATATACTCTGCTTGCTCGCCCCATCCTTCAATACTAGTATACAAGGAAAAAGAACGTATTTTTTTATTATCTAATAAGCTTTGTATTCTTGTGTACAATCTATTAATTTTTTGTTTACTTACCCCTAAATTACTATTAAGACTTATATCTAACTGCGGCGCTGGTTCTTTTTCTAACAAATCAAAAAATTGCATTGCACCTGGATTCATTAGGGGCTCTCCTCCTGTTATTCTTAGCGTACTAAGGTCTTTTCTTAATTCAGGCCACCATTTCCAAAACGCTTCTATATAAGGATTATCATCTTTAGGTCGATAATATCTACCTGAATCTAAAAATTCGATCCCATATTGGTTATAAGTTAAATCATAATTACCATATTTTTCTATTTCTTCCATCCATAACGTGCTTGCTTGAGGACAACAGTAACCACATCTATAATTACATCCATTTCCAAAACTTACCTCAAGATATTTTGGATTTATATCGGCATCCCATGGCATCTTTCCTAGCTTTTCTATTTCATCGACTGCATAATCACTTGAACTATGTATCATTCTATCGCTAATATGATCTCCACCTAAATTTTCTATATTCCAACAATAATAACACTCTTCCGGCCTTTCACCTTCTAGCATTTTTTTACGTTGCTCTTTTTTCCAAGACGTGTTATGCAACGCACTAGGATTGTCCTTTATTTCATCTATGCTAATATGATGTGGTCTTGGATGATAACAACTATGATTATCACCTGTATGCAAATATAATGTTTGATGAAGCCACTTCATTGCACAAAAACCATTACCAATTTTATTCAGTCTATCTCTTGTATTTTTTATTAAATCAACCTTTTGCATTCTTCAATAAACTCTTTTAATTCAGGAAACGTAGAAAATATATCTGTATTTCTTCTATTATCATGTTGTTCAAAAAATAAATAAAAATTTTGCTTTGCTATTTTTTCTTGTTCTATATTTAGTGGCTCTTTTGCCCAGTTGTAAAGCCTTCTGATTTTATCAACTTCAAAATCTTTAAATCCTTTAAATCTGTTATTATTTGTCTCAGGGTTTTGTTCCATAAAATTAATACTTTTTGACAATTCTTCAAGCAAAAAACTAGGAGCTAATTTCATAGATAACCATAACGGATGATGTAACATAGGAACGTCAAACCATATTAATTGTCTATCATCATTTAATTCTATCCGTAAATTTAGTATTTCTTTTATAAAATTTAACCAGTTAGGCAAAGATAAAATATTTGCAGTAATAATAAATGTAAGGCTATGCTTTTTCCTGTTTTTAGATAATCAACAATATTTTTATGCAAAACTGAAAAATCTAATCCATTCCTTATATATTCTGCTTGTTTACCCCAAGAGTCTAAACTACAAAACAACATAAAATGATCTATACAATTATTTTCTGTAATATATTTTAAGCTTTGTAAAAATTTTGACCATTGCTGACCTGGTGGACAACAGTTACTGGTAATACTTAAATTTAAATCGGCTTTCGGATGTTTTTTTATAAATTCAAACACTTTAAAAGTATTCTTATCCATTAAAGGTTCTCCGCCAGTCATCCTAAAAGTTTTTAAATCATTATATATATTTGGAAACCATTGCCAAAACGCAAGTGTATATGGATTGTCTGGAGAATTATCTATTTTTAAGCTTTCTACCCAACTAGGATCATTGTGCTTTGAATCAATTAATTTGTAAGCCCCATGTTCTAGCACTTCTTTATGCCATTCTGTAGATAAATGCGGACTACAATAAGAACATTTAAAATTGCAAGCTTGGTTAAAATTAACTTCTAAATATCTAGGGTTAGGATTATCAGTTGGGCCTTTACTTAGAATATCATCTATTAAATTAGGCTCATATACGTCTTTACTTCGATATGCTCTATCACTTATATTTCCTTGATCTTCGATTTCCCAACAAAAAGAACATTCATTTGGTCGCTTACCTTTTAACATTAATTTTCTTTGTTCTTTTTTGTATGCTGTATTATGAAGAGCAGAGGGATTTTTATTCAATTCTTCTAAAGGAATATTATGCGACGGAGGATGATAACAACTATGAGTTTTACCCGTAGGTAAGTGTAAACTTACGTTATACCATTTTGCTAAACAAAAACTTGGGCTTACATTATTTAAAATATCTAAAATATTTTTTGTTTTTTCAAAATACTCACTGTTGTATTTGCCTTTGTAAAGGTTAACTTTATCACCTTTAATATCTTCAAGCACTAGCTCTCCTAATTACTCTAGGAGAGTTACTATACATTTTTTTAAAAAAAATACTTTGATCTTTATCTAACGGGTTTTCAGCGATTGGGATTGATAATTCTTCAATAAGATGGCTGCCCGTTTCTTTAATTTTATCTAGTAAATTTATTTCTTGTATACTTTCGTATTCTTCGTTCCACAACTTTTGTAAATAATCAAAATCTCTAACATTTACATAATTCCAATCTGTACACAAAGTTTTATATAAACCCTCCCGTGCACCATATATTGTCCATAATCCATTTTCAACATCTGCTCCTACCATGCACCAAATCATTAATCTATCAAAGTTTTGCCACCAAACCTTATTTATATTAACAACTTTTGCTCCTTGATCTAATGACATCTTAACTCCTTCTCTAAAACCTGATCTCCATGCTTGATAAGGAGTAAAATTTGTGTAGCTTATTGAATAATTTTCGTTGAATTGATAATATTTTTCGTCAAAACAAAACTCTACTAACCCTTTTTCATCAGTTGATACAGCATTTTCGTGTGTTTTCATGTTATTAACAAAAGTCTTTGTCCATAATTTTAATCCACCATTACCGTACATTAGATTATTAACATAAATTTTACCACACCAACTAAAAACATGCTGAGGAGTTAGATTTAATTTTTGCAAATCGATTTCTACTTGTAAAAAATCTTGATTAATAATATTATCTGCATCAACTGTAACAAAATATTCAGTATCAGAGATGTTTGCACAAGCTTTATGCGCCGAATCTGATCCTTTTACACCATGAACTCTTTTTGCCCAAGGAATTTTAGATATTAAATCTGTATAATTTTTTTCTGCATTAGGCTCATCATACGACAAAAAAACTATATCGCAATCTATTATTTTTATTATATCTGCCATTTAATTATCTCATAAAACTATAGGTATTAAACCTTTTATTTGTGTATATACTAAACTCTTTTAAATTAGCCTCCCATTCATAGATAAAAGGAAGTATAAAATAATGATTTTTTACTAATTGGTCTAAACTTACTGTTAAAGTTTTAAAAAGAATGTTAGGATTATTGTGTTCGCAAACACTAAAATGTAAAAATGAATCATTTAATGAAATATTATTATTATACAAAAATATTTCTAACTCTGAACTTATTAAAAATTTCCAACAAGTATTATCTTTATCATAAACAATAACAATTTCTGCATCTTTATTACCAAAAGGAACTTCATAGATAAGCTCGTTTATTTTAAAATCTCTTTCATCATACAATCCTTTAGGAATTAATTCATTAACTTTAGTTTTTAAATTAAATCCGACCATCCATTTAAATATTAATTCTTCTCCAGTTAATAAAACTTTAACATCTTCCTGATCAACTAATATATATTTTTCTGATATATCTGGCTGCTCGGGGGTAATTTTTAAAATATCACCGTTATCATCATAACAAACAAATAGTTCACTCATATCCTAAATATCTTTCATATTTACTTAATATTTGATCTGTAACAAAATCATTTTCGGTATAATGGAAAACGCCTGTTTGCTTATAATTTCCAATTAATAAATTTAAATCATCAGTAAGATAAGAACCAACTTGATTAATCCAACATTTACCCGGGTATTTCCATCCTTGCACATGAGGTTTCATATGAACAAATTCAAATAAGTCTGTTTTTAAATTTGTTGTTAGTTCTGTACAATTTAAAATTTTGTTTACAATTGCTACAGATAAGTCATAACTGGGATATTTTGGATAATATTCTTTGCAAAAAGATCCATAAAATAACTCCCAGTTATGAGTCACTAACTCTAACCATTTAAAAAACTCATGACTAAAATCTGATTTTTTAATAAAATGAAATCCTGTATAAATGTTAGGAAGATTGTTTTTTTCAAATGCTTTTCTATAATAATTGCTTGTAATAACTTCTTTTCTATATGAATAAGCTTTTGTTAAAAAGAATAAATCATAATTGTTTAAAAACTTCCACCACATATCTATATTTTGAAGAACTAAAGTATCAGTGTCTAACACAATAGTTTGATCATAAGGTGTTGCATGATATGTTTTCCATCTGTTATTAATTTGATAAAATGTATTATCGTTGTCGACCCAAGGTACAGGTATTATATTATCAAATAAAGAATTAAACTTAGGATCAACATCATCATTTGTCATGATAGATATTAAGATATCTTTATTTGTAACTCTAATACTCATGGCAGAAAGAATTGCTTGTTTAACAAATTCTTCACCTTTCGCATAAAATAAAAATCCTTTACTTGCCATCTAATATCTCACATAAACATCTGTTATAGCTAAATTTATTCATAATATGAATATTATGATCTTTCCACATTATAGGTGTATATTCACCATGATAATTTTCTTTTTCAACTAAAAATAATATTTCTTTGTTTTTAATGTTAATATTCCAGCAGATATCTTTATCAGTAGTGTAAAATAATTTGCCAGGCATTGGATAGGAAAAATTACCTGCAGTATATCCATTCATAATATGAATAGCAATACTGAAAGCATGATCATTTCTATATATAGAACTGTATATTTGAAAAATTGATCTATAATGATTCCAATTTTCTTGGATATGTTGCAGTAAATTAAAAAAAATCTTGTTTATTTTTGTTTTCCTAAAAAATACTACAGTTGCCCAATAAAATTTTACACTGCAATCACTTAAATATTTAAATTCTGAGTAATCTCTAAAATTAGCCAAATCATATGCTGTATCATATATTAAAAAATCATTATCTTGAGTAAAACAATGTTTATATAAATCATTAATTATTAAAATATCTGTATCTATTAGTAGTGTTTCGTCGTATGGAGATACATCGTATGCTAAAGTTCTAGTTTCATTTTTAAACTGTAAACGCTTTTTTGACATAGCCCCATCAAAATACGTTCTAATGCAATGATCTTCAGATTTACTCAGTGTTGTACTATCTGTTAAATCCTTTTCGTCCCACACAATTTGTATAATATTATCAAAAACTTTTTTTGCATCTGGAAAAGTACATTCTAAGTAAAAAATGCTATCAGTTACAATACTAGTAGGAAGATTTAAATGTGTTTTAGCTTGCTTTGCTAAAAAATAAGCTTGTTTTACATAATCAACATGAGAATTATTTCTAGCAAATAATAAAATACCTTTAGACATCCGTTCCTACTAATTTACCAGTTGATCTTTTAACCTTTAATAAATTATATTCATTTAGAAATTTATTACTTGCATTGAAATATAAGTCTAAAATATCATTGTAAAATTTTTCTAAATTTTCGATTAAAATAGGAATTTTATTATCATCAATTAGTACTAAATCTTCTTGATTTTTTTGTAACATGGTTGCACAAAAACAAATTAAATTTTGGGTGACTGTGAATTGTCCGCCAGCAAAATAAAAAATAATATTTTGATAATATTGTTCGATAAGAATTTTCTTTTGGTTATTAAGAGTAACCATATAATTAGAAAATTCAAGTGCTTTTTTTAGTCTTTCATCCATTAGATTAATCTCCTTATACTACATTAGTATATAGTATAATAGATTAATCGTCAAGATTTTATAGATTAGATTCTAAATTATAGGTAGGAGCAGGCACTGAAACATTAGAACCTACTGCTCGCCTAACTCTTATATAGCTAGACAAAGTTCCATTATTAGCCTCGTCAAAATTAGGATTCACACCAGCTTCGTCATTGTATTCAATTCTAAACCAAAGTTTATTAGTTCCTTCTCGTTTTGCTCTAATTTTATAATTATTTGCAGCATAAACTCCACTTCCAAGTTTAGACATAATATCTTGATAATTTACGCCTAAATCATAATTACCAATGTCGTATACTGTTCCAGAAGATCCAGTTTTAGTTGTTGTACTTGCTGTAAATTTTGTTGTACCTACAGCAGTAAACATAGTATTCCAATCTAAACTTTTCTGTTCAGTTGCGCCTGTTATTGATGCATAAAACCAAATTTGTCCGCCTGTATTAAAAAAATATCTTCTTGCATTTTCATTCGCAAATGTTATACTAATTTCATGATATATATTTGCATTCCAACCCGTTTTTGTGCTTGTTAAGCTAGTTTGTACAACACTTTCCATTTGATTATCATTAGCTACATCTCTATTATTTACAATAGTAGACATAACTGCATCATAATCCATCCATCCAATTGGAGTTTGCTTTGTACCGGCATCAATAATAGGATAGTTACCTTCATTATCTACTACAATATCTGCCAGTGACGGTGAAGTATCAAAAATGTGCAAATGTGCTTTACGCATGTCAGAAAATAAATTATTTAGATGGACTGCTTGGATGGTATTACCAATTGATACTACACTACTAGTTAATGTTTGTCCATAACCACTGCTGCCACTTCCTACACCCATTACTGTTTCAATCTGCCCTTGCAGCAGATTATAATCAGAGGCTGTTATTTCTTTACCTGTAAATGCATTAATAAACGCCATATTTTATTTCCTTAATTTTTTATATTTAGTTCTTATTGAACAAAGATTTCTACTTTCTTGACACCTTCGTCTTCATTTGTTTCTAAAGCAGTTCCAACAATACACATTGCATGAGGTAGTTGTGCAGAACTAGTAACTGGCCAAACTGTAGCGGCACCGGCTGTAGTTGAGGTTACTAAAATATCTCCCTTATGTACTGGACCAACAACATTACATGGAACTCTTCCTTTTAATGCTATAGCTACACCCATAAGAGTACTATTCATTAAATATGCAGGATCTGTTGATACTACTCCTGCTAATTTATAATCACAATTAATTGTAGTAGTAGTAACTTCTTTTTCTCCACCAAATACTAAAACATAGCCAGGATCATACATTTGATCTGGCAAATATTTTTCAGCTAAGTCAGCATACTGAGCTTGAGTTGCTGTTCCAATAAAATAATTGGCTTCGATATTCCTGCTAGCATCTCTTGCAACAATAGTGCTAGCAACATTTCCGGTAGTTGCTGTTACTGCTATACCATTAAGTTCTAAAGAACCTGCTGAAGTTGCTCTACCTTTAAAATCAGTTGCGTAAACATTTCCAAAAGAAGCCGATTCGGATCCAATATCAACAGTGTTTACACCAGTAAGATTGTTAACATCTGCATATCCGGGCAATACAACATTTGCATTCAATCGCAATGGCATTTTTTGCTGAGACAAAACATTATTAACTTGAAAGTACATTTCTGTACCTTGTTGATTAGAAATTAATGCTTTATCATCATTTACTACTCTAATTACAATATCATTTGAAGCACCAATTGTGAATCCTGTATCTGCAAATTCAACTGAGTCTGAAAAATTAGCCTCTCCAGATTTAATAAACTGATCTGCTGCTACTCCTCCTAATTTTTCTGCATTACTTGCTGTACCATGGAATCTGTGTCCTGTGCTAGTTACACCATTATTTGCATTTACAGTATTTTTAAGAGTTATGCCTTGTCTAATTACATCAAATCCTGGATAATCAGGAGAATCTTGACCGCCTATTGTAAATTCATTTGAGCTGATTATATGAATGATTTCATCTTCTACAATAGAAACAATTACAGCTTTTGGAGTACCGTTTGTATCTAGAATTGTCCTACTTTGAAATCTAGTTACAGAATCTCCTACACCTTGTGGCCCTACTAAAACAAAACTAGTACCATTGTATGCATACAATTGTTCATTATTGTTATCCCACCAAAAATCTCCTTCTGCTAACCCTGCTGGAGCAGAGTTATTTATTTCCGCACCACCAGTAGTTCGCCATTTTGTTCCGTCATAAAACTTTAATTTACTATTTGTACTATCGAACCAAATTTGACCTGCAATAGCTTTTGGAGGTTCATTGCCTCCTGCAAAGTTTTCTAATAGAAATATAAAATTTTCATTTTGTATTTCTCCATATCCTGCATAATTTTTTCCAACTAACTTAATATCAGTAGTTTGATCTACAGTTCCGTCCTCAACTACAGTTAACTGGGCCGAATTAAATTTATTAATTATGTAAGCCATTTTGACACCTCTCCTTTAATTAAATATTGTCCTTGTTACATACGTCCAAATGTTTGCTTGTGCGTTAAATTCATATATATAACGAACCACGATTAATTGCACAGTCCCTGAAGTATCACTATTTGCTGCAATATCTTGGACAACTGCTTCAGTTCCAGTTCCTAATTGGTCTCTAACTGGAATATAACTAATTTGTAAAGTTCCTGTATTATTAGTTTCTACGGTAACTGGTATATTTTGAACTGTAGCTGAATCATATGATGTAACTAGTATTTTTGCTACAGTTCCAGCTTCTACAGTACTAGCAGGTCTTAACAATTCAATCAAACTTCTAATAGAATTAATTGGTCCATCACCAATTGATATATCATTAGGATCGGTTAAACCCGTCGCATCTATTTGAAAATTTAACTGTTGTGAATTTACTAAAGTATCTACATAATCCTTATGTGTGGCATCAGTTAAACCTACTGGTGTTGCAAGTCCGGTTATATTTAAATTATTAAGTGTTACAGGACCTCCTACATTTATATAAAGTCCGGTGCCATTTATTCTTTGTATACTATTACCGTCAAAATATAAATCATCAATTGTTAATTCTGACAGTACACCGACTCTTTCTAAACTAAAAGCGTATCTTACATTAAGCTCATCTTTATCTAAAATTTTAGTTCCGTCTATCATAAAGCATGGCTGACTGTTAACTGGAGTAGTTGTTAAATTAAAGTTTTGATTACTAGACCATGCAGCATAACTTCTGTTCCATATTAAATCTTTAGACGAATTACTACTTCTTAAAATAATTCCGCCACCGTCTGCAGTTACATCGTCACCTTCTGTGCTATCGTCTAACAAGCCCAATTCAATATTTTTATCTAATACTCGCAATGTGGTTGTGTTAATAAATGCAGAATCACCTTGGACATATAATGATCCTCTTACTTGCATATCTCCATTTACATCCAAAGTATGCGTAGGAGCAGTTGTATACACACCCATATTTCCAGACGATGCATCAACATAAATTGGATTAATAAATGAACTACCTTGCCTTACTCTTAAGGCAAAATCAGCATTTATTTGTTGACATTCTAAAATACTTGTGTTACCAGTTACTTTTAAAACCACATATTCACTGTCTCCAACACCTACACTTAACCCTGCACTATTTTTAATTTTAAGACTTCCGATTGTAGTAGCATTTCCGTCGCTTGCCATAAAATTTTCAGCAGTTTTAATATTACCAACATCGTCTATTAAGCCTTTTGCACTTGTAGCAGTGCCGTTATACCAAAATCCAGAAGTGCCTGATTCATCGCTGCCACGTGCAACATTAAATCCTTTATACAATTTTTGTCTTGGTGGAAATTCTATATCATCAGGATCAGTAGAATACCCTGGTATTGCAAAATTTATAGGAACAATAAATGTCTCGGGGGAATATACACCATAAAGTTGACCACCTATAAAGAGTTTTAAAATAACATGCGTTATATTATTAGTATCAACTTGTGTATCAGTTTCAAAACCAGTTTTCCCTTGCCCTGCATTATATGTTGGCCCTACTAAAGTTAAATCCGTTCCATCAAAGAGATATAATCTATTATTTTCATTATCAATCCAAATATCTCCTGCAATTAAATTTGTAGGTTGCGAACTATTTACTATTGTTCCGCTAGCTGAGCGAAATTGTGTTCCGTCAAAAACTTTCAATTTTTGATCTTGTTTGTCATACCATAATTGACCTGTAAGAGGATTTGTAGGATTAGAAGTTGATGCAAAATTTTCTAGTAATTTTACAAAATTTTCATTTAAAAATTCTCCAAAGCCTTTGTAATTTTTTCCAATTAATGTCAAATCTGTTGTTGTTTCATCAACAATACCATCTGTTAAGTCAACAATTAATTCGCCATCAGTTCTGTTTATCCTATAACTCATTGATTATCCTTGTCCAGCATAAATTATGTAATTCATTGTTAAAAACGGGTTGATTACATCAAACGGTTGAGCTAAAGCAGTATCCGTCAAAATACCACCACTATTTGGCAAAGCTTGCCCTGCACCAGTTGCTGTAGGTGCATCATACAATACAGCTTCTAAATCATTAGGAGTACCTGGCAAATCTCTTACAGCATAATACTGATCTCCACTATCACCTCGTAAATTATGTTTATGGTCTGGTAAGTTATTTTTTTGAAGTGTAACTGACGAAGCTCCGCCAACTGCACCAATTGTATCTGCTGCTATTGTGGTATTAATATTTGCACTATTACCTCCCATATTGTCAGCACCTAAAGCAAATCTACCTCTCAAATCAGGTAAAGCAAAGTACCCTGTTTGCGGTATAGCCTTATATGTTCTTCCAATTATGTCAAATAAAGCAGTATAATCAGAAATTAAAACTTCCGCACCATCACACAACAACCAATTAACAGGAGCAGATAATCCAGCATATGGTACAATAGAACCTACTGGCAGTATTGGAACGGCTGCTAATAAATTTTGTCTTGAAATCTTTTTTAATCCAGTATTACCAGTAACTCTGTTAAACAAAAATTCGTCATCTGCTTGAGAAACTAAAATATTAGGCTTAGTTGCAACAATTTCATTTGATATTGTAGTTTGAAAGTTTTTTATACTGGTGCCAGTTTGCCCATCAAAAACAATATCATCTGCACTTACATCTCCGGTTATCCTAAAAGTAGTAGGAGAAGTAAGCTTGTCAGCAGATCCGGCCCTTCCACTTACTGTTCCGCTTACATTACCTTCTAAATTTCCTACAAATTTTGTTGCATATATATTTGCATATGGTAAAGTTTTTGCTCCTACATCTCTAAAATTACTTTGATCAGGTACTACATTATTAGTTTTTGTTTCTGCTAAAACAGTTAATTTACCTCCAATATATACATCTTGACTTACAGAAAGACCTCCTAATGTTTTTATTGCTCCTGAATTTAAACTAATTGCATTTTCTGTACTATTTGACGAAACAGTTCCACTGGATAGTATATTTCCTGTTACATCCAATGCTTCTGCAGGAGCTAAATTATTAATTCCAACTTGTAAATCACTATCTATTCTTATAACAGTCTGAGACAATCCATCATTTTTAACTTTTACATCAATACTTGACCCTGCCACATTGTGTTGTATAACCCCGGTATTACCCGAAACTCCGATATTTAATTCTGCATTAATACCATAGTTTATTCCTACGTTATTCCTAATATTAATTGGATAACTTGTATTACTAGTTGTGTCGCCTCTTAAAAAATTTCCTGCAGCAACAGTGTTATTATTAATAATTAAATTTTCAGCTTTTTCAGCAATACCATAATATTTAGAAACACCTGAACCTGAAATGTTGTTTGCGCTTAAATTAAAACCTGGATTAATTACTGTAAACCCAGGAATTTTTATTTTAGGAGTAAAAGAATTTGTACTAACTATTGCCATTGTATTTGCAGCAATTTGTACTAACAAAATACTGTAATTTTGATCATCAGTTCCTACAACAATATCTGCAGTAACACCTGTAACAAGTCCTTGGCTGAATTCTGGGCCTACTAAAACCCAACCGCTTCCGCTGAATAGATAAAGCTGTTGATTATCAGTATCTACCCATAAATCGCCTAATAAACTTTGATTTGCTTCAGGTGCAGTTTGTGCTTTCTTTAATCCTCCAGCTGAAACCCAATTTGTTCCATCAAATACTTTTAATTGTTCTACTCCTAAAGTAGAATCATACCATAACTGTCCTTCAACTGGATTCGAAGGCGCTGATGTTGCAGCAAAATTTTCTAATAAATGTAAAAAATTTTCTGCAATTGCTGTACCATACGCAGTTGTGTTTCTTCCTGGCAATTTGACACTGGTTTGTTGATTAATTGTATTGTCTTCAACGTTAATTGTGCCTTTATTAGCTTCGTCCGTGTAAGGTATTGTATATGCCATTTATTATCCTTCTATTATTCCAGATAAACTTTGAACTCTTACAGTGTAATCTATCTGTATTAATCTATTTAAGCTTTTTTGAACTGGATGGAAGACTACATGCGTTAAAAGTTTACCTTCGCCATTTGAGTCCCAACTTTTCAAACCTAACTCATCAAAAACATATAAACTATTAGCATCTGATGCTGTATCAAATGCATCTTGATTAGAAGGTTCTCCATAATCTAATAAACAAGTTATTAGAACATCTGAATAATTCGTGCCACTTACGTGTCTAATTTCAAGTTTGTTTCTTATTGGATCGGTATTATTAATACTTCTATCATCAACTACTTTTGAGTAAGTTTTATTGTATAATGCTGCGTTAGTACCAACATTATTAGGAGTCAAGTAAGTAATTATTCCTGTAGGATCAACAATTGTACCCCCATTACCAAAATCCATTTCATAAATCCATCCATTGCCTGCATTACCAATACTCTTTGCCAGTGCAACACTCATATTCTCATAATGAATTGCATTTCTTTTTTCTACTAATATATCATTTGACTCAGGGTCAAAAATTTTAATAAACCCTTGTATTAGCACACCGTTTTTATCTTGTATTTTATCTGTCATTTTATATCCCAAATATATTTATCTTGGTAATTCTACCGTAAACGCTCTAATAAATTTTGCTAAACCATTTTCGCTTTCTGCAAGCGTTTTGCCTTCATCATTCCAAATTTTTCCTAACCTGCGAACAACAAATATTTTTTGCTGCTCTAATGGAGTATCTAATAATACTAAAGTATTATTATCTAAAACAAATTCTGCTGGTAACGTTATGTCTCCTTCATTAGAGTCTTGGCTAACTTCTTCTCCTATACTAGCATACTTATCTCTATTTTCAGTTTCAAGTTGGTAGGATTGCAATGTTGTTTTCCTTAATCTTCTGCCTGCAACAAAAACTTCAAATTCATTTACTGAATTAGCTACAAAATCAAGTATAAATTGATTTGAAGTACCATCTCCAATATATGTAGATGTTACAATCTCATCTTTATAAGGTATAACAGTATCTTTACTTTGATTTGTAATTTTTGTTCCTACAGGATACGTATCTTTTATTCCAGTACCTAAAGTTCCTCTTCTTACCTGTGTAATTTTATTATCTTGTTTAATAAAATATTCTATTCTTTCATTATCAATAAACATAACGCCTGGTACAATATTTTGAACTGCAGGAGTCGGTAATAGGTTTTGATCGGAAATATAAATATCTTTATCAAACCAATTCAGTTCTTGAGTTAGTTTCAATGTATTTGAATTAGCCAATACATGATATTGCGTTCTGTTTAATATATCCTTAAATTGTCTAAATCCAAATTTATCTTGGAAATTATTATTACCAAAATGTATTACTTCAACACGATCATTTTCTTGTAATCCACTAATTATCTTTACTTTATCTCTTGCATCATTTAATTTATAATCTATACTAGGAGTTAACAAAGTATTGTTTTTTACAACCCAAGTGTATTGATCATCAATTGCTTTTGATGCTAACGGTACTAAGCCTAATTTCAACATTCTATATTCATACCAATCTGCTGTATTTCCATCAAATTCAATTACAGCATTTACATTTGATATTTTTATTACATCGCCTATTTCTAATTCTATATTAAAATCATTGATATTAATTTGTGTCTGCCCTGATCCTTCAATTGTCTTTACTTTTGCATTAGGATTAGTTGTTGGTAGTATAGTATTGAAAACAGGATCATCAATTCTAATATTATTTAAGATTACTTTATATTTTTCTCCTAGTTCCAATTCTGCTGTTAATTCAAAAACAGTTGTTATACCATCTACTATGATCACAATTTCACTTGGTATGTTTCCTTGACTCAATGGTGTTCTTTCTACAACATCAAAAGTACTTTTCCGCATGTTTAACAAATCGTGATTACTAAATTGAATTACCCTAACTACATCGTTTGGATTTAAAACCCTGTCAATATATAAGGTGTCTGGTGTTTTAATAAATTCATTGTTATCAAAATAACCAAATCTATATTCACCTCCTGATACAGTATCAGACTTCAAACCAACAATATAAACATCTAATTGATCTCCAACATTACCTACACCATCAACTAGCGTTATTAAACTTCCTATTTGATCATATTCGGATCCTTCTTCTACAAATAAACCTGTTGACAATAAATTCCATTGTTGTAAAAAGGTAAGTTCTTTATTGTTTAAAAATACTCTTATATGTTCTCTTTTTAAAGAAGTAACTGGTACTTGATACAATTTAAGTCTATATTCTCGTTGAGCTGTTACATAAAACTTTTCTGAATA